GCCGCCGCTGCGCACCTCCTCGAAACCGGCGGTGAATCGCTGTAGGCCGGCATGCAGCTCTTCGCTGGAGATTCCGAACTTCGTCGCCTCTTTGTTGAGTCCCTGGACTTGCGACGTCGTCAATCCAGTGGCCTCGGCAAAATGGGAGATGTCGCGCGCATACTGCGCGGTTCTAGTGACGCCCTCGTCAAGTTTCTGATAGGCGAGATATAGACCGCCAAGGCCGACAGCCGCGACTGTTCCAGCCCTCCCGAGCGTCGAGAACACCGAACCCAGCAGGCCCGTTGAAGCAGCCAAACCCTGCACCTGCGCCCCGACCGCCTGGCTGACCTGTCCATACGCCGTCTGCGCCTGTGTCGCCTGGCGTGCTGCCTGCATGGTCGCCTGATAGCGTGCGGCAATCGTCTGTTGCACCGCCGCCGCCCGCTCGGCCAGTGCCGGATTCTGCGCGACCGCGGCGTTGAGCGTCTTCATCGATCGCTCATACTCGGCCGTAGCGCGTGCCGTCTCGCTGTAACGCCGTTCCAGCCCGGTGAAGGCGCGGTCGAGGTTGAGCGAGCTCGTCCCCAAGCTGGTCGACGACGCCTCAAGCTTCTTCATCTCGGCCGCAGCCGCGTCGGCGCCCTGCGTCTCGAAGATCATGCGCAGGCGCGCGATCGCCTCTTGCGTCGTCGGCATATCGTTAGAGGCCCCGCATTTTGACGACGATTGTCGCAGTGCGCTGCTTGCCGCCAACGCGCCGCCGGCGCCCGTGGGTCGCAAACGTGTAGGCGCCCGCCAGCGACGTGAAGCTGTATTCGATGCTCGCGACGTCCTTGAACAGGCTGCGCGCCTCCTTGGCGGTGCGCTCATAGACGCGCGCGTTCGATCCGGAGATTGTAAAGGTCCGTCCCGACTTGGTCTTGCCGGCTTCGATCTTTGCGGCATAGGGCGCGGTGTCGACGAACATATAAACATCGGCCGGCGGCACGCGGCCGTAGGGCGAGGTCTCGCGCCCATCGGCGAGCATGACCTGCGCGGCGATATAGCGCCCGCTGCGCGAGGGCGACCGCGCCTTGAGCTTGTCCGCGATCCAGCGCAGGACGTCGGCGCCGAGATTGAATTCGGCGATGATCGAGCCGCCGCTGGTGTTGACGCTTTCGAGCGGCGCGCCGACGCGGCCGTCGACCGACACGGTGTATTTGACTTCGCCGCCGGTCGCGGCCTTGTTGATCGCCTCGGCCTTGGCAATTTCCTCGCGCGCGAATTGCGCGGCCATGGCCTTGCGCTGCTCGTTCAGCCCGGCGAGCAGCGTCCTGGTCATCTTATCGATCGGATCGACGCGAAAGCTTACGCCCATGTGGCTGCGTGTCCTTTGCCGGTTCCGGCCGGATCGAGAGAACGTGTACACGCGCGCTCGAGAGCCGCATCAGCGCCCGGCGTTCCCACGGCTCGAGCGCGCCCTCGAGCCGCTCGTAAGCCTGCAGGCATTCCCAGGTGACCGTCGGCACCGCCATGCCGGTCGCGGCGAGGCCCATCGATACGTCGTGGAATGTCGACCAGAGGTATTCCAGCTCGAACGGGAACGGCGGCGCCCCATCCTCGTTGATCGCCCTGGCCTTGTCGCCGCGGCCGATTTTGCGCAGCGTCTGCGCGGCGGCGCCGAGGTGCTCGCCCTCGCTGGCGCCGTCGTTTAATCGGCGCTGGTTTGCAAACGCCCATTCCCCGTAGCGGACGAGGTCGGCGACCCGGCCGGCAAAAAATTTGCGACACTGTTAGCCGCAAACCAGACTGCGTTGAAAACATATGCCAGCCCCGGCTCGCTGTAGAGCTCGGCGGCATTCTCCGGCGTGCACGGAAGATCGATGACCTCGCCGCGCAGGTCGACCAGGTGCCAGCCGATCGTCAACAGCGCGAGCAGCGCGATGTTATCCTCGATTTGATCTGATGCATCGATAGCCCCGGTCCTCGATCGCATGATCCGCTGGCGCAGATCCCTGCGCTTGCCCTTCTCGAATTCACGCGCGCGTTCGCTGTCGGTCGAGAGCACTTCGATATAGGCGGCATCTCCATCCGGATCGCGCAGCACCATGTCGGTTCGAGGATCGCGCAACTCGACGCGGTATGGCGTCGTGACGTCAGCCGCCAGTGCGGCGAATTTTGAAGGCATTGTTCCTCCTCATTCACGTATTTTGCCATGACGACGCACGGCGTGACGCATCCGTGACGACACCTCAAGACCCGTGCGGAAAACGGTGTGACGCAGATGATGCGACAGCGAGTGCCAGAGCCGCTCGTCGTCACGGCGCTTACGCAGGCGCTCGAAGTCCTCGAACGCGTGATAGGCGTGCCGGTGTGCGTGCTGCGCGTCGTCGTCAGTGCGCATCAGTCACAGGTCGCTGACGTGCACGGGATCATCAACGTGCGCCTGCCCTCAAGCACCAAGCACCGCCCGCAAACCATGTCCTCGCCATCAAGCTGCGGCTGGGGATGCTCGCACCCAAATTGGCAATGTGCGTGCGTGCAGTTATGCCGCTCGTACCACTCGCGCTTGGTCACTCAGCATCTCCGCGATGATGCGCCACGTCGGGATGCCGAGCAGCATGGCCGCGATCATGTACAGGACGACCAGCAACACCACGAGCAGATAGAACCGCTGCACGTTCCAGTCGATGCTGTAGGTAAACCACTTTGCGACCATGACGATGATCGCGCCGATCAGCACGAGGATGGCGGCCACGATTGCGGCATTGATCACGCCGAGCAGCAACCCGGTCAGCGACATGACGAGACCTCCTGATGCAGCCGTTCGGCCGCGGCCGCGATGGCGTGGCGCATGCGGCGATGACAGCCGTGTTCGCGCATCACCTGCGCCAGCAACCGGAGCAGGACGCGCAGCTCGTGACGGAGTTCACGTTTGGTCATGATCGCTAAACGACATTGGTGTCGCTGATCTGCAAGGTCGTCGACGGCACGCCGGCCGCGGTGCCGAAATAGCGTGCCGCCTCGAATGTGCAGTTGACCATCTTGCCGCCGGCTGAGTCCTGCTCTTGCAGGGTCAGGATGCGAATGCGCGGCAGAAAGAACGTGTTCGCCGCCGTCGCGGCCACCGACGGCTGCGCCGGCATGTAGATCAGCAGCCCAAACTCGGTATTGTCGGCGTGCAGATCGAACAGCAGCGAGTCGTCGACATAGGCGGCGAACGTGCCGTCGCAGACGAAATCCTCGAGGAAGATCGCCGCGACCAGGCCTTGCGGGTTGATGACCTTGGCCGGCTGCGGGTTCAGCTTGATCGAGAGCTTGACGCTGGTCGCGACGCCGAATGGCGAGCCATTGAAAATCAGCAGCCCGTCCATGGCAGTGGGAATATCGGACGAGGTCTCGTCGGCCGGGCCGGTGAAGAACGGCGCCTCGGTCGTCTTGTAAAGGTGGCGCCCGCGGCCCATGACGCCGAAATCGAGTTTCGGATTGTCGTTCACCGGGATATCGAGATCCATGCTGCCGACGCGGCATTCGGTATAGAGCCGCGCCAGGTCCGTTTCTGGATTGTAGATTTCGAGCGCGAATTTGTAGTTGACGAAATCGAGCGTCGCATTCGGGTTGACGATCGTCTTGCCGACAGTGCCGACGCCAAAGGTCGTCACCGCGGCGAGGTCCTCGGCCGGCGCCGGGAATACGCTTGCGACGCGGTTGCTGGTCCCGCTGAAGCCGAGGATGGAGAACCGCTGATTAAGGTTGAGACCGGTGATGCCGGTGACGGCGATTGTCTGTCCGGCGCCGAGCCCTTCCGCAACCGGGTCGCCGCCGCCGAACGTGATCGTCTTGGCCGACTTCGAGAAGGCAACCGATGTCAGCTCGGCCTCGGTCGCGCTGGATGCGGCGGTCCAGGTATTGCGCATGATGGCGGCGAAGAAATCCGGCTGCGTCCCGGCGCTCAAATAGCCCTTGATCGTGCCGGCAATCGTTTTCGAGCCGTCGTTGCCCATCGGCCGCTGCCGATCCTGCCGCATCTCGGTCGGCCGATACTGGTCCTTGGTCAATTGCAGGTCGTGCGACAGGTACCGCAAGACTTGCCCCAAATCGACGCCCGGATCGACGAGCGGATCGGGCACGGTCTGCGACTGGATCAGCGGATCGGTGTAGATCTTGTAGGCGAGCCGTTCGGCTCTGGTTTCTGCGACGACGGGCATTGGACTGGCTCCTGTTGCGGTTCAGCCGATCAGGTCGAAAAACAGCATTGTTTCGCACGCGGCCGATGCGTAATTGCCAACTGCGGTACTCACGCCGGGCGGCGCCAGACTATCGCCGGGAAACACGTCGGCCTGCTCGCATGTGATCGCCGCGTCCTTGTAGCTGCGCAGCAGGTTGGCGATCTGATTGGCAATCAACTCGGCTTGGTCCAGGCCGGTATCCTGCGGGACGAAGCACCACGAAACGGCGCGCGCGAAGTTGCGATAGCGATTATGCCCGCGCCCGCGCCCGTGCTCCACGAACGTGCCGCTCTCAACCAGGAATTCGGTATGCACGAACGGCGCCGGCT